GGCTCTATCGTCTCGGTATCCGACGTGAAAGACAGAGTCTGCTGAGACTGTGACTCGCTATTCGCGAATTTCTTCGTGAAGAGTTCAACCGTCATCTCTCCAGTCTGTCTGAAGTCTGGCTCTATGCGAACAATCCTAGTCCAGTAGTTCATCCCAGGAGAGGCATTCCCCTGGATCGGATCTCCGTTCACGAAACCTAGATCACAGGTATCGAAGTAGCTATCAATAGCTAATTGATCTTCTGCCGTGACCTTGTCCGTCCCGAATTCATGCTGCCAAAATCTATAAGCAGCAGGAGTAACGTCAGTGTTAGTCTCAGAATCAGCCCACAGAGGGAACCTGAGAACTTGACTGAAATACCCAGCACTTCTAGTGATGGGCGTATCGTACCAAGTCTTTTCCCTCACGTTGAGGACTACAGCCCAGTTGGGCTCCGTAGCAGATCCCTTGCAGAAGAACCACCAAATCTCCCCCCATCTCGTAACAGAGGTGGACCATATCTTGCAGCGCTGAGCAATGTTCAAGTTGTCAAAGAAGAAGTCCGCATTCATCTGATTCGGGATCTCTTGGACGCTACCGTTGTACATCAGGAACCGATCAATCCCCGCCCAGTAAAAGACACCGTCGTACTCTACGATGCCATTAGGAGAAAGGATTGATGACTTGGACGAGATCATGTCGTAGGTGAACTTTCTCGTACCGCCTACGAAGTTCACCCTTATCAATTCCTGCAACGACCAGAAAAGACCTGCTGGCGCGTTTCCTCCACCACGGATCGGATAACCTCTGACGATCTTGGTTCCGCTAACGTTGACCGAGTTCGAGTCTCCTCCAACGAAGTCCGTAACGTCATTAGCCGCACTATTCTGGATCAGTCCGTTGTTCCCATAGATGAAGAGATAGGGATGGAGAACTACGATCCCACCGCTCACCTGCTCAACACTTGCATTCGGAATGCCTAGTGTATTGAAGTCAGCTATGCTTCCGTAGTAGAAGGGGTAATCAGTCTGGTCGGCAATGTCCGAAAGGTACTTGCTTGCATGGGCAATGATAAGAGTATCTCCGCCCCCGGTTGCATCAAAGAGGGTATCGACTTGCCAAGTCAATAGATCATCAGGCACAAACCCAGTAGGCCCTCCATCAACCGGAACGCTACCAATGCAGTTGTAGTCCAAATCGATTCCCTGGACGCCTTCTGAGGAGAACAGGAAAGTCCTGACGATCTGGTTAAGACCGTAAGCAAGAACAGCCCTCACCGGCCCGTCAAGTCCATTCTCGATCTCACGATACCCGCCCATCTTCTTCGGGCGTCCGTTTCTCCAGCGACACCAAATCCCGTCCTGGGCGAAGCGCCCATCAAATGGCGTACCATCCCGCTTGATCCCTGGAGACATGTCCAGGGACTGGACGGTGGCTTCGTTTTGATACTGCTCAGCCATTACTTGTCTACCGCCGTGCTTCTATCGATGGTCTGGTTACGCGCTTCCAATCCTAAGTTCTGAGCCTGAGTCGCATACATTCCCTGCCAAGCCTGCAGTCTTTCTCCCATCCACTTCAAGAAGAATTGGGCTTGCAACATGCAGGCAGACAGCAACAACTGAGGGGCATGCTCGGTCAGCCAGTTGGTCTGGTTTGCGTCATCCAAAGGCGTGATTCTCTCGTAGTATCCCAATTCAAACGGATAGGCAACCGCAGGAGTCGGAGCCACGAAAAAGTTATCCCAGTCATAGTTAGCGTAGTACAAAGGCACCACGCTCGAGCTTGACACCGTAGGATCAGGCCAATAGATACGGCAATACTCAAGGCTTCTCTCGAGGAGATAGTTGCGTGTAGCGTTCCCAGTTCCGGTCCCGAAGTTCCAAGCAATAGTCTCTCGCCAGTAAGCGGGCTTTGCGACTATGGGTTGATCTATCGTGAAGGCATCGGTGACCCATTTCTGATTACCCAAGCCCCTCCAAGAGGCAGCAAGATCCAGTTCTGCCAGCATTACAATCCTGGGAATCTGAGCGATGTAAGTAGCGTCATTCGTCCGCTCACTGTAGAGAGTGATATCGTCTACGAGCGAAGCATATGTCATTACGGCTGGCATTTACGCGCCCACCTGAACGCTACGGATTCTCACGTAGGCCACCCAGTCTATGTTCGTAGCCGCAAAGCCGGTAACGTCGAAGGCCAACTCCTCATCAGTATCATCCGCAGTCACCGCAACGCTGACACCTCCAGTAACGGTATCCAGAAGTTCAGTATTGACTGTCGGTGCCGTTAGAGTCGTGTTGCCAGCACCGTCTCTGCGAATGACACCATCCCGGAATGTATGCACTAGAAACTCAGATAAGCCTTCAACCTGTGCTACTACCTGGCAGTCAAAGTGCCAGACCGTACTTGCAGGAATGACAAGTTTGGATCCATCTGCTTGTAGCAGAGTCGTAACCGTCGCATTGGTTGTACGCTTCCGAAGGATGACTTCAGCCGAACGAGAGGCAAACGTTGTCGTATCGGTCATCTCGACCGAGCGTTCCATCGCCCCAGAGAAGATCGCGCTCTGGGAATTGCCCGTGAAGAATGTATCGGCGAAAGCGTTTACAACAGTCGCCCCGATTGCTACTGACCTACTAGCAGTTGCCTGCGCAGCCAAACCGATAGCTGTGGCACTGGTCGCTGATGCTTGGGCACCGTCTCCAACGGCGATACAAGCAGTTAGGGATGCACTCGCATCCGAACCTACGGCAACACCTTGAGGACCGGCGGCAGCAGAGCCCTCCCCGATTGCAATGCCGTCCGCACCAGTAGCGCTGGCGTTATCGCCTATTGCAATCGTTGCAGCGGCAGTGCTCGCAACAGCATCAGAACCGATTGCGATACTTTGAGCTGAGGTGGCCTGAGCATTCTCTCCGAGTGCTATGGCATCTGCAGCAGTAGCATCAGCTGATATCCCAATCGCTATTGCCTGCGTCCCTGTACTTGCGACTGTATTGTCTCCGATAGCAATAGATCCAGTCGTGCTAGCACTCGCATCTGAGCCGATAGCTATAGACTGCGTACCAGATGCCGAGGACGTTTCGCCTATAGCGATAGCTGCAGAAGCAGCAGAAGAAGCAGCGGTTCCAATAGCGATATTATCGCCAGAGGTGTCAGTAGTAGCGGTATCTCCGATTGCGATAGAACTAGCGCCAGCCGCGACTGTGGCTGCCCCTATTGCAGTTGAGACTAGACCGGAAGCGGTAGCGCCATCGCCTATAGAGATAGCACTATTTCTCCCGCTGGTTGCTCCGGCACCAATTGCTATTGCGTCGTTACTAGTAGCTGCCGCAGATGGGGTTACCGAAGCCGAAACACCTATCGCAATGCCATTGTCGCTAGAAAACCCTCCTGGGACCACTTGGGCACCGGAACCGATTGCAATGCCTGCCGTATCAGTAGCATCCGCAGAAGTACCGATAGCTATGGAGTCAGTCCCACTGGCTACAGTTCCCACGCCAACCGCGAATCCACCAGTACCTTTCGGGGTGAGCGCTAGTACGATATTGGCATCCGCACCCTCAGCTGCAAGCGTAGGGGCGAACGTAGTAGCTCCAGGAGTGCTGGTAAGGTAATTGACACCAGCGGCTGCGGTCTTGAATCGGAACGAATCCACTCCGCCAGCTGCAGCCCCAGTAGTATTCGTTGTCGGGCGATAGAATCCAGTATCCGTATCGAGAGCAAAAGCCATCGACGGTGAGCCGACATTACCATCAGCAAAGAGACCTGTGGTACTAGGATTGTCGTCCGCATCAACGACGTTCACAGCGTCGCACAGGAGCATAGCCCTTGTGCCCTGCGTGATCGGGATTCCGGTCCCTGCTGCTGTCTTGATCGTGACCGTAAAAGCGCCGGTCGTGTTGTTGAAGATCCAGTAGATAGATGCGACGTTAGGAACGATGACGTTGATGTTCGCCGTGAGAAGACCGACTAGCTGGATGATCTTGTTCGAGGTCTCAGTAGACGTTAGGGTAACGTCCAAGCCTCCGGCCACGCTCTTGACAAGCTGGGAGAAGGCGAAGGTGAGGCTTCGACCTCTGCCGATGGTGTACCATTTCCCGCCACCGTTAGACTGGAGGATGAACGACTCATCCGGGACCATGATAAGAGAAGCCCCACCGTCTATCTCGTCGATCTCCTCAATACCAGCAGGAGTGACGGTTACAGATCCAGTCCCGGAGTTCTTGAGCGAGACGAAGAAATCACTACCTACGTCGGTAGTCAGGGGGAGCGTGCAAGTTACGCTACCACCAGTGAATACCTTCAGACCAGCGCGGTCGCTCGAGGCGAGGGTAATTCCTACAGCGGTCTCGACAATGTCCTGTTTCTGATTGAGCGTACCGCCGATTGCCTTGATACCGAAGCCGACGAGAGAAGCAGCGTCAGGCGAGCTCGTCCCAACCCCGAATGCATTGACACGCCACGTCCCGCCCTGCGTAGTATTGTCGGTTAGGTAGATGAACCGATACTGACCAGCCGCTACAGTCGTTAGAGCTGCCCCATCATTCTCCAAAACCGAGAAAGTGTCGGCCCCAGGATTGAAGAATAGGACCGACTCTCCGGTCGCCGCTTCTCGAGCATCTGGCATTGTGAGCGAGAATCCAGCCCCAGAAGGGGTAACGTCCATGATCTCCGCAACGGCGTTAGTCCCGTCCACTCCTTGAGATGTAGGCCAGACCAGAGTCGTGTTAGCCGTCAGAGAGACGGCCCGGTAGTTCACTACCGCAGGTCGTATTACGTTGCCAGAAAAAACATCAACGTATGCCATTTTTTATCCGATGTACTTGATGATGTATGCAGTCAAAGCTGCACTTCCCAAACCGATGATGCTGCTCCAGGCGGCCACCCGAATCTGAATCTGCAACACGGCCTGGCGTAGCAATTTGATCTCCCTACAGTTGGCATCAGAGGTGATCTTAGCCGTCAGAGCAGTTTCGGCTATATCATCCACGCGCATCCTAAGAGCGCTGACTTCTTCACTCATGACTCACCTCAGTAACCCAGGCTTGAAGGCCTACTAGTCGCTCTCGGTCTTCCTCACAGCGTTGAAGAGCTGCAACAAATCGTCCTTCGCTGGTGGGCTCATCAACTCCGCCGGAGGTTGAGGTGGTCTCGGGCAAGGCGCCACTACCGCTAGCGGCGGTCTCGTTGTTGCGCAGCCGCTCGAGCTCAGCAGAATAGCGGCCACGCACGCTAGCCAAGCGCTTCTCGTACTCATTCTTTACCTCCTGTGCTTTCTGTTCCTGCGCCTTCTCCAGCGCCTGATTCTCGACTAGTCTCTCGGTAAGAGCTTTCGCTGCAGCAGCTTGATACTCAAGGAGCGCATTTCTCGCCTCTTGCGTCTGAGCTCTAGAATGCGCAAGGCGTATCTGCTGCACTCCAAAGGCGAGCGCTACAACTAGCGCTACCGCCCCGTAGATGTATAGCTTGCCAGGAATCATTGCTTGTTCTCCGGCTCGAGCCGTTTCTTGAGTGCTTGGCGCTTGCCTTTGTTGAGTCCGCTATCCAGCGCAATCCCGCCAAGTAATCCAAGCCAGAACGCCATATCCACAGGGATCTTGGTTACCACATCCGTTCCCCAGGCCATACCTATCGCGCCTAACAAAGAAAGGACGGTGGCCGTTGAACGCTTCGGATGGTTTCTCAACCAATACTCCAAAGGATTCCATGGGGCCTCTTTGTTGAAAGCGCGAATCAGCCAGTTGATGATGGCCCCTAGAACTACAGCAACCGAGAAGACGTAGTTCTGATTGATGACAATCCATTCAGTCATGGCAGCGTCACTCCTTCGCGAAAGTCTTCCAACTCCTCCAACTGCGCGGCAGTCGTTGCAATACTCTCATCAGGTCTAGGATGCCGCAGAGTAAAGGGCTCTGGTTGCCGTGGCGGAAGTCTATACGGGTCACGAACGTCATTACACTCATCGCAAACACGCAGTCCTGGCTTGTCTCTATCAGGTGAAAGCTCTAGATATTTGAACTTGAATTTGCATCGATCACAGATTGCGATTGCCAAGTCGCCAGTAGCAAAGTTCATTGGCTATTCCCGTCAAGCGTCCAGCCAGCATGAGAAGATTTACCGCCGCACTGTGGGCACTCCAGAGTGTCTAAGTCAGTCCCCATCGTTGATTCTGCGACCCACCATGCCCCGCAGATGCTGCATTCCATAAACTCAGACCAACTAGGCAGACGATCCATGACGCTTTGCAGGGCATCTGGAGAGACTGCAAAGAGCCGCTCGTTCATCTCGTATAGGCCGAGTTATCAGGCATCAGAATGACGGGAGACCTATCCCGCTCATCCGCCCGACCGATGATGATTGCACCGTCAGACATGTTCTTGATCGCCTCTAGCCGTCCCTTATCAGCCTCCGGTATCTTGAGGAGGATATCCAGCGCTAGCTTCTTCACGACGCCAGGAAGGGCTCTAGGAGGGATTGCTAGAGAATCGGTCAAAGCCCCAACATCCTGCGTCTCCTGATAGATGAACATCCATAGACATGAGAAGGTCGTGTTCGGAGAAGGCCAAAGGACTAGATCTACTCCATCGAATTTGCGGTCTACCCATCCCTGCAATGGCTGCTGGCTGGGAAACTGCTTGTAAGGCAGGCTGCTGTAGTCATCCATATTCAGCCTTGCTATCGGAATGTCTGAATAGGTATTGCATAGATAAAGCTCGCGGAGGATCAGCGTGGTCCCTCCAGAGGCCAGGACCCGCATGTAGCGCTTAGTAACTGAAGGCTCGAGTTGGTACCAGAGCCAACGGTTATCTGTGACGGCCTGAGCCGTGACAGTTCTGAGTGTCGTGTAGGTGACGTTATCGTCCGACTCGGCTATGGTGAACGTCCAAGTGCTAGTCGCTCCAGGGAGGAATCCGAGCACCGTGAGCGGCGAAGGACTCTCGCCCAAGTCAAATACTAGGTTCCCGTTAGCCGCAGCTTGAGTGCAGATCGTGTCCACATCCGAATCGCTCAGATTGGCAACCGTTCCTCCTGCGCTGCTTGTGACTGAATCCGCCTCTACCCGCAGAGTCCTACGGTAGGACATGTTAAGAATGTCAGTCGTCCCTGTTGGCATAGCTACCCGAATCTCTCCTGGATAGATTCCGAATAGATTCTGGCTCATCGACCATAGGTTGATCCCCATAGCCGTTAGCTCTAGGAGCAACAGGTAGAGCGACTCCCGCATCAGCAGTACGTTCTCAGGAGTCAACCGACTAGACGGAACTCCTGCTAGTTGCATGGCGTGACTCAAGACACGGTCAACCGTGAACGGAGTCTGGCCTAGTGTGCCGCTGGTGCTCATGCAGTTCTCTTCCAGATGAAGACCACGAAGTACGGATTCATCAGGCTAAACGAAGCTCCGCTACCAGACGACTGCACGGATATGCCAGTAGAAGCTGCTTGGTTCACTGCTGTCGCGTTCTGGTTGATAGCCGTAGCGTTCTGATTCGTTGCGGTAGCATTCTGATTGACAGCGGTCGTGTCTTGGTTAGTCGCTACTGCGTTCTGGTTAACTGCTGTAGCATTTTGATTGGTTGCAGTAGCGTTCTGGTTAACGGCAGTAGCGTTCTGGTTGACAGCCGTCGCAGCTTGATTGACAGCTGTAGTGTTACCTATCCCACCCCCAAACGCCGTAGCAATAGAGGTTGATGCATCCGGTCCTGTAAAGGGGGCGGAAGTATCATCGCTAGACCCACCACTAATCACGTGATTGTGGGGATTCTGAGTGTGGTTGTGACTGTTCTGGATGTGGGTATGCGCATCCTGAACGTGAGTGTGCGCACTTTGCACATGAGTATGTGCATCCTGCACATGGGTATGAGCATTCTGCGTATGACCGTGTATGTCCTGCAGGTGCGTGTGAGCATTCTGCACATGCGTATGAGTCTCTTGGACGTGGGTGTGTGCATCTTGAATGTGAGTATGTCCAAGATCATCGATACCATGAGTATGAGCAAGCAAAGCACTTGAGGTCTTTGCTCCACCGACTTCCTCTGCCGCATCGAAGTCAGTATCTCCTCCGTTCTGCCCCACTAACATTCGACCGGAAGCAATCTGCGTCCAAACCCCACCACCAAGAAGCACTGCCGGATCTGTACTCACCACGGAAAGAAATACAGAGCCTATTGGCCATGCAGCAATAGGATTCGCACCAGTTTGGGTGCTCCATGATGGATCTGCACCTGGCCCTCCGCAGGTCATGACTTGTCCTGCTACGCCAGACGGAAATCTGGCCCAGCCAGACGCGCCGACGTAGAGAATATCTCCTTGCATCAGACGTTCTTCACCACAAGAAAACTCACATCCATGTTTGCAGTCGGAGCCACGAAGTTAAACACCGCACTCCCCGCTCCCGGTACTATGTTCAGCAGAATACCGGTAGCATCATTCTGAGCTGGAATCCCCAAGACCGTATCAACCGCCAGAATATGACTGTTCGTTAATGTGAAGGCTGTTGCCGCAGCCGCCAATCTGAACCGTCCTGTGGCTGCATTGATCGTTGCAGAAGTCCCCGCTACTGTGCTGACTCCACTTACTATCGATAGATCCGGAAGCTCTATCGCTGAAGTCCCGGCGGAAGTCAACCGACCATCCGGGCCGATAACGAAAGTAGCGATCTCAGAACTACTCCCATAGCTACCAGGAGAAGCTACGAAGATCGGTGCTTCTTCAGCCATTACGTCCCTATACCACCATGTCCTGCCTGAATCACCGTCATCGTGGCATTCCCGGAAACGTAGTTATCCATCAGCAATCTGACCGCCCTGATGGGATCCGTATACGCTCCGCTCGAGTCGGACGACGGAGAGGCATCGCTCTGCCCGGTATTCATCACCCTAGCCCTGCGAACATGCAGGAGCTGAGGGGCGGTGGAGAGAGTCGTAGGCCCGCTGTTCGCTACCGTGTACGTGATGGTATTGGCATCCACAACTGTTGCAACAGAGAACTCACCATCGAACGGAGCGCCGGCGTTAGCAACTCCGATCCAATCTCCCACAGCAAGGGTATGGTTGACCTTGAAGTCTAAGGTTGCGACTGTCGCCACCCGAGACAAAGCATCGACCGTATACAAAGCGAACGGATCGTCGAAAGTGCTTTGAACTTCGTAGTCGTAGCTATTTCCGAATCCGGTCTTCACCATCACCGATACGTTGAAAGGCGCGATGAGGTAATCCAGAACCACCCAGGAAGTAAATCCATCGGCGGCCTGACTTAGAACTACTGGACGCATTGCAGCTCCCTAAGAGAAGGGCGGAAGACCCGCCCTCGCCCTCATTAGTTGTTGAACGTAGAGCCGTTCACTACGCCGGCTGCATCGAAGTTGCCAGACACGTACACCTT